CATCGCAAGTCTTTGCCATCGCGGCTTGTGACGCAAAATTAAAAGATTCCTTGGCCATTTTGTCATATCTCGTTAGCGATAGCCCCTAGGCGCTATCCTTTAATTCGTTGTAGGTCTTAACGATTGGCTCGGCCTCGGCAAGAAATTGCGCACGCAATCCCTTGTCCTGTGAAATAAATTTCACGCCTCTCGATGCCAGCCATTGCCGTGCTTGCATGATAGGAAAGAGGAAGTGCTTGGGTTCACTAGGCTCACTCATGGTGATGGGGTCGGGCAGGAATCCGATACGCAAATATGTTTGGCGCATCAGTCCGGGGTCAGCGTCGCCATTGGCTAGCTTGTGTTGTGCAGCAGCGACTTTCTCATATCGCTTGCCCACCTCCTCAGTGATCCCTGCTTCCTCACAGATAGCCACAATGTCTTGGCCATCTGCTCTTGCCTGCTGGATGATTGCACCCGCATCAGACGCTAAGCCGATGGTCTTGCCGATCAGCTCCAACGCCTTGTCGCGTGTGTTGTTTAGTTTTTCTATTACTGGTTTTAGCTTCATTTGTTCATGCCTTTCATTAGTGCGGCGTTATTAAACTTAGGCGCCTCACGCCGCCGCTTGGCGTGTACGCGGTATGCTCGCTTGCGGTAAGACTCACGGGCCTTCTCGCTTTTCTGTGATCGTGCACGTATGCCCAACCGATCGTGTATTTCAGTCACCTTCTTGCTAACCGCCTGCTTAGTTAGATTGAATCGCTTCGCCACGGCCGTCATCGATTCGGGCGATCGGTTAAGCGATATGTTCAGCACGGCATGGCTAAGGGTATCGGTTCGGTTAGCCATGGCAGGATGATCCGCCGAATGCTGGAAAAGATGCTCTATCACCTTAGTCATAGTCGCAACCGATGACGTGGTGACCGTGATCTTCAGATCGCTACAGGACTCCCAAACCAGATCTTGCAGGCTATCTATGATCATAGAAGGGTGAGGGATTAACGCTGGGATACGTTCGATTGCTTCTTGATCTATCATATTAAATTACTACTCCGTTTTGTAGAGCTTGGTGCAGTAATGTTTTGACCGTCTGCATTAGTGCAATAATTAGGCCTATAGGCCTATTATTACTGCACCAACATGCTCCCCAATACTGCACTAGTGCAATAAGGGTTACTGCACTAACTTTAAAAGGGTTCATTTGTCACCTTTTTGCTGAATAAACCATCGCTAGATTCCTCAATAAATCCGTCGTCCTTAGCCTGCTTAATGCGGGACTTAGCCTGACGTTCCTGTAGCCCGGTAACCTTCTGCACATAGGCTACCACTTGGCTGTATTTAGCCCCTTCGGGTAGCTTGCCCCAATCGATCGCGCTGGCTTTACGGCCCACCGTCTTTTCAGGTGCGCTTGACTCGATCCACGCCAGCCCCACTTGCGAATGCTTTAAGTGAACACACGGCTGGACGTTAGAAGCTATAAAATCGCTCGCAGTTCGGTTAGGACGCAACCCAGACCGCTTTCCGCGCTTGGTCACCTCCAACTTATAGGTGTACGTGCCTTCCTCATCCTGGCCACAAGGCGCTAGGGTTAATACGCTCCGCGCCCAGTTCGTCAGCTCTGACGATCCAAATCCGCTATAGGCTTTGTCGTGACCTTGATACCCACTGCCGTCCCGCGTTGGCTTGGGCGTGTGGTGCATCAGCATCCACGCAAAGCCGCCAGCTAGCGCCAAGGGGTTAAGCAAATTGCGAAGGAAGCCGCCGGCCGTCTCTTGGCTTGATAAATCGCCACCGATGAACGCCAGCAAAGGATCTACCCAGGCTAAATGCGGTTTATGTCTCTCTGCTAATCTGCGCATTCGATCCACAAACCGTTCACCAGTAGAGGTGCAATCACGCACGATCACGATGTTTTCTTTAACCATCTGCAACTCCTCTGGCGTTAAGTCTAACGCCTTTAGAATACCCTGCAGCGCCTCGGCCACGTCGCCCTCGTCGTTCTCAGCTTGGACGATCAGCGACTTCAGCGGCTTACCGTGTGGCGATATGCCAAACAGATCACGCCCGCACGCCCAGGTGATCGCGGCCTGTAAGCACAGCACCGACTTACCCAGCCCGCTACTACCCACCCACAGCGCCGATCCCCCCCGGCAGATCCACCGCTTGCCCAGCAACTGCGTCGGGTCGCAATCCTCTTTAAAGTTTACCAGATCCTCCCACTTATACGGTTCTGGCAAATCGCCGTACATCGTGCGCTCCTGCCATTCGATATAGGTCAGCGTCGGTGCGCCACATTCGACCAACTCTTGCTGTTGGCCAGTAGCGGTACGCATGGCCCCTGGCAACCGGGACAACCGGCCGGCGTCCTTGTTGGCAGAGTCAGGCTTCGAGTGCTCGAGGTGCTTGTAAATAAAATCTACACGTTCGGCAAACTCCTTGGCATTAGCCGCCCTCACGTCCACCCACGCATGCAGGCTACGGGCACCGCTCTTAATGATCGACGACGTGGGCAACCCACTGCGCTTAATAATGGCCCACTGCTCCTGCAGAGTGCTTTCATCAAACTCGATTAGGCAATGGCGAAACTTGGTAATCGATTCGGCTTTGCGGTTCTTACCGTTGTTTGCGTTAATCGACACATAGACGCCCACTGCATCGCCCTGCCACGTTGCCAACCCGTCGCCCTTAAACATCTCTAGCCATTCCTCACGGGTGCGAGTCTCGCCAGCACCGTCCGGCCGCTCGCGGTCGCCGTCCTTAATCGATCGGCAGATATTGATACTATCGCCCACGTCGAAGCAGGTGGTTAAAAACTTGTCGACTGGCCCACTCTCCACGCTGATGGGCATCGGTGGCACCGGCAGATCCTCCCGCACGATCGCTCCGTTTTGATAGCCGTACTTGGCTTTTGGCCGCCACGCCTCCCTAGCTGGCTTGCTGTAAGCGGATTTTACGGCCGCCACGCATTCATTCTGCGTTAGCCCATTCTTAAAGCCCCAGATCTCTGCCTCTGACTCCGCATCAAACTGCGACAAACCCTGATCACGGAATTGCAACGCCATGCGGAACAGTTGCGTGTTGCGCTCACCTTCCGGCGCCCCGTTGTGGTAAACGGCTTCGGTGGCTGGGGGCAGTGCAATCACCGCTTGCACATTTCTAGTAGCGCCTTCTTAAACACGTACTCGATGACCGCTTCCCGATCATGCTTTAAAGCGATTAACCCAAGCCGATAGAGCTGGTCGCCTGTTTCGTCGCTCATGTGAATATCGACTTTCACGTACTTCGTTGGGTCGGGTCGTGATTTGCCAAACTTAATTTCACCCAGATGTTTCATTTGCGTTTTCTCCTTTTGCGCGGTTTGACTTCTTTCCATACGTTAAAATATTTGTCGCACTCAACCGACCAAAGCATCAGTTTCTGATAGAGCGATCCGGCCAAGCCCCAGCGGCACAAAGTCCTGCTAACCAGATCTCCTAACCAGTATAGAAGCCACGATAACGCCCTCATTTTTTCTTCTCCGCGTCTCGCTTCTGGTACGTCTGCGCCCGCTTCAGCAGCTCCTTGGCTATATGCAGCGCCATATCCAGCCGACTGCGTGCTATGACCAACCGGCCGTCGATCAGGCTTTTCTTGGCCCGCTCAAGGATTTCGATTTGCCAGGTTAAACGCTTTACGCTCATAAGATTTCGTAATTCTGCATTAAAGGAATGTCGTAAGCGCAATGATTGCGAAAATCTTGAATTTGCATCATTGTTGTATGCAAACTTTCGGGATCGACGTTGTCCCTAATTACCGCGTGATGAAAAGCAACCATCCAAAAAAGCCCTGCTCCCATCGCTTTAATTCTTTCAACTTCACTTGAACATACAGTCATGGCAAATCCATGCTCATTCTCAAAAGCATCTAATGCCCCATCACCAGGCGTAAATAGGCAGGAATGACTTGTCCCGCGCACATAAGCTAAAGACACATTCACCACTGCCCCATTCCCCAGCGCATGCGATTGGCGCGGGCCTCTCGCACGCAGTTGGCGTACTGCTTTGGCGTGTATGTTCCAATGACGCGGGCGGAGAACATGATCAGGAGATCGGATAGGCTCATTTGCTTACCTCGACGATGCATCTGATGATTTCTGCCGCGACTTGCGGGACGATGGCATTGCCCAATCCTTTAATTCTGTCCACCCTGTTGGGTATCCCATGAGATACTCGACAAATACCGGATCCAGTTGGCCAGTTTGCTTCCAATGTTGTCCCTTGCCCTCGTCTTGGGCTGTATGAACGACCAAGGATTTCAATGGCTTGTGCAAGTTCACTCCTTTTAGCGCATGCTTTTTTTGCCTTTTCTCCCATGCTTGTTTCATTTGCGGCACGTTCCAATCGAAAGCGTTTGGATTTGGCCACATTTTTATCAGTGAATAAACCGCATCCTTCAACTTGCATCCGTATCTCTGCCCTTTTTTGTTTTCCCTGAACCATCCTTTCCCGTTGTTTTTTGCTAACACAACTCCCCCCTCCATTTCGCAAGCTCGTGGAGTTGGCCACAATCCAGACTCGATCCCTGCGGTGCGGGGCGTCGACGGCGCAAGCTGGAATAATGATCGATTCGACTTCGTAACCTTCCGCTTCCAAGTCAGCGTGCACTTGGTCGAGTGCCATGTTGACGATCCCAGCAACATTCTCACCAACGATCCAAGTCGGCCCTGCCTCGCGTATAACTCGGAGCATTTCTGGCCAGAGATAGCGGTCATCTGTCTTGCCTCGTTGCTTCCCGGCAACGGAAAATGGTTGGCAGGGGAATCCGCCTGTGAGAAGAGTGATTCCTGCGTATAGCTCACCTCGTACTTTCCTAATGTCGTCGTGGATTGGCACGTCGGGCCAGTGCTTTTTGAGAACGGCTTGGGCGTAAGGCTCGTTATCGCAGAATCCGACAGTGCGAAATCCGTTCCACTTTGCTGCAAGGGCAAACCCACCGATACCGCTGAAGAGATCAAGGTGCGTGCGTTCATTCACTTCATCACCTCCACCATCGCCACCTTGGGCAACCGCATCGCGTTAAACTGCTTCTCACTTGCGGCAAACACGTCCACCACTGGCAACTTTCCACCGCTCGCCTTCTTGCTCTTAACTGCCGTACCCGTATCTACGGCCACCCACTCGCGCTTGCCGTTTAGGATGCGGATCTTGCTCCACAGCGGAATGATGTCTGGATCGACGGCGCAGTGACGGCCGGCCCGCAACCTGGTGCCAGTGCTCGATTGATAACGGCTGCTCCACTCATCCTCGCCCGGCCAGTAGCCAGTGATGCGAACTTTGATTTTCTTCACGTCGATCTTCTTAGCGATCGGGCGCAAGTCGATCAGTGCGTTGCCTAGCTTTGTGGTTGTGAATCCCAATAAGGCGATGAACGAAAGCAGCATTCTCATAGCCCGCTCCTTATCCGATCGATCAGATCATTCTCGCGTGCCTCGCTAGCCGCAAGCGCTGCCTTCGCCTCGGCTAACTGCCGGGCAAGCGATCGCACGCGGTTAAGTAACTGGTCGTGGGTGGTTTCGTCTGGCAGTACCTCAATCATTCTGCACCTCACGCGGGTCGTACTTCTTAAGCCAGCGCCACACCTTGCAGATGGACGTGAACGCATCGAACGCCTGGGCAACTTGCTCGGCGGTGTAACGGATCTCCTGCAACTGGCCGGTGACTGGATCGATCAGAATGTTACGGCAAGCCATACCCTCGTCCGTGAATGCGTACGCATAGGCGCTGAGCTGAAGCAGATCGGTTCCATAGCCTGCCGCCTTGCCGTTCTTAAATTTACGCGTCTTAAAATCTACCACCTCAATCACTCCGTGGATGTCGGCGATTAGATCCACTCGGCCTGCGTAGCCTTCGGCTTCGTTCACCAGGACGGACTCGCTTTCATGCACCTTAGTCACGCAACAATCACGCCATTCTTTTAACCCCGCATAGTGTTCTTCGTAGCCTTTCACTAGCTCGCCCGGCTCCTCGCCGTTAATTATGATTTCAGCCAAGGAGTGAATGTGTGTTCCCCTGGCAGCTGCGGCCTCAGTTTCCTTTCGGCTGTCTAGCACTGCTCGCTTGGCAAAGTCGGCAAGAGATTCGCCCTCAATGTGTGGCAGGGTTAGCGATGACGACATCGCCTGCTCCACTTGCCAATTTATCAGCCCAGTCTTTTGCGGGCCTGCTGCCGCCAAGATTGTGGTAACCGACGGAAACGCCCCCACCTTGCGGGCGGATCGCAGATCTCCGTGGCACGACTCACCCGACGCCAAGTAGTAG